ATGGCGATCTTGCTATACAACTTGTTGCAGACTGTTATTTTGAATTATCTAGGGTTTAATAATGAATATTGAAAAACTACGAAACGAAGTCAAAAAAGGCTATCCTATTTTTGTTGTATATACATCCGACACAAAAGAATTGGTCGATTGGTATCCGTATGGCGAAAAAATGGCACGTTCATCTGCCGAAGCACGGAATAATAAAGTTGGTCCCGAAACACATAGATACGGTTCTTGGCAAGATTATACAATTTCCTATAATAATTATCAACGGCATTTAGCCGATTTAGCAGAACCTTGGAGACATCGGTAAATGGATGCTTGACATTATATCCGAATCAGTTTATAACTAAGTTAGTAATCACAAAGAGGAAATGTAAATGTCAGTAGTTCAAATAACAAACGGGTTTTATCGCAATGAAGAAGTAACAGGTATTTTTCCTGTAGTTTCTGAAATGAAACAAGCAAAAGATGGCACAAATTTCATAACAGTTGATGCTAGTGAAACAGAATTTAATCGTGCAAAAATGCGAGTAAAAGTGCAGCCGGAAAATGTTGAGGTTGTATCATTTCATCGTGAAACTGACATTGAGGTTATGGATCGTATTGCAGAACGTTTTTCTATATTAGATGAAATGACTGAGGCAACGTGTGATGGTATCGTGCGTGGTATGGTCGTTTCAGGACCTCCTGGTATCGGTAAAACATATGGTGTTGAACAGATACTTGAGAAAGATTCATTGTTTGATGTAATGGCAGATAATCCGCTTCGGCATACATTTGTTAAAGGTACAATGTCACCGATTGGTTTGTATGCAATGCTTTACAAGTATTCGGATGCAAAGAACATTGTGGTTCTTGACGATTGTGATAGTATTCTGTTTGACGAAAATGCTCTAAACATTCTTAAAGCAGCACTTGATAGTGGTAAGAAGCGTTATATCTCTTGGAATTCAGACTCACATTTCTTACGCCGTGAAGGTGTTCCTGATCGTTTTGAGTTCAAAGGTTCTGTGATCTTTATCACGAACTTGAAATTCGATAATGTACGTTCAACAAAAATCAAAGATCACCTCGAGGCTATTATGTCACGTTGTCACTATCTTGATTTGACTATGGACTCTACACGTGAGAAAATCTTGCGTATCAAACAGATTGCACGTGATGGTGGATTATTCGATCAGAAAGGTTTGACTAAAGAACAGGAGATTGATATTGTAACATTCCTAGAAGACAATCAAGCAAAAATGCGTGAAATTTCATTGCGTATGGCACAGAAGTTAGCAGACTTATGTAAAATGAGTCCAGACCGCTGGCAGCGTTTAGCAGAAACAACCTGTATGAAGCGTGTATAATCTACTATATATTGTTATAAACAGGCATCCATTGGGTGTCTGTTTTTTCTTGACTTGAATCGATAAAAGTGTTATTATATTATTATGAAAAAATGTACAATCTTAATCAAAGACGAAGTGAATGTAAAGTTAGAAGGACTGGATCCTGCCACACGCCGTAAGTGTAGTGATAAGTTAAAGTTTTTCTTGCCACATGCATACCATATGCCTGCTTATAAATTGGGACGATGGGACGGAACGGTTAGATTTTGTGATGTAGGCGGCAGAACGTATCTAAATTTATTAGATGATCTTTTACCTATCATTATGAGTTCTGGATATGAGATTGACATTGATGATAGGCGTGAACATACTGTGCTAGAATTTGATACAGTTGATGATGAATTTTGGGGTGATACTTGTTGGCCTGAAGGACATCCAGCAGAAGGTGAACCTATTCGCCTTCGTGATTATCAGGTTGACGTTGTTAATAAGTTTTTAGAAGCACCACAGGCTCTACAAGAGATTGCTACAGGTGCAGGGAAAACTATTATGACTGCAACTATGTCTAAATTAGTAGAAAAGTATGGACGTTCAATTGTTATTGTACCAAATAAGGACTTGGTACGGCAGACTGAAGAAGACTATCTAAATTGTGGGTTAGATGCTGGTGTTTACTTCGGTGATAGGAAAGATATTGGAAAAACCCACACCATCTGTACATGGCAATCCCTCAATTCCTTGCTAAAGAAAACTAAAAAGGGCGAAGACAATATCATGGACTTTATTGAGGATGTGTGTTGTGTAATTGTAGACGAAGTGCACCAAGCAAAGGCTGATGTACTAAAAGATTTGTTAACAAGTGTATTTGCACGTGTTCCGTTGCGTTGGGGATTAACAGGTACTATTCCCAAGTCAGATCATGAGTTTGCTACTATACGTGCCAGTTTAGGAGATATTGTCAACAGACTAGCAGCAAAAGATTTACAAGATATTGGTGTATTATCCAACTGTCACGTAAATGTAGTACAAACGCAAGAGACACAAGTATATACCGATTATCAAAGTGAACTAAAATTTTTATTGGAGGATAAAAAACGCCAAGAATACTTAGCCAACTTAATTAAAGAGATATCATTATCAGGTAATACCCTAGTTTTAACTGGGCGTATTAATTCAGGACAAGCATTACAGGAGCTAATTCCAGATGCAGATTTTGTACAAGGTTCTATGAAATCTGATGATAGGAAAACAGCATATAAGGAAATAAATGAAGCTACCAATTCAATCACTATTGCTACTTATGGCGTTGCCGCCGTTGGTATTAACATCCCTCGCATATTCAACATGGTTCTTTTGGAGCCTGGCAAGTCTTTTGTGCGGGTTATTCAGTCTATCGGTCGTGGTGTCCGTGTGGCAAAAGATAAAGATTTTGTCCAAATCTGGGATGTCACAAGTAGATGTAAATTCTCAAAAAGACATCTAACCGAAAGAAAGAAATTTTATAAAGATGCTGAATACCCATTCAGTGTAGAAAAGGTAAAATACTAATGAAAATACTAACACCAGAAAATCGCTGTTTTGAAATGAACAGCCTGCCGGAAGAAATAGAAGATATTCGATATTGCGTAATGGATGTTACTGATAAAGCAGATCCGGATTTCTTTTTTATTCCTTTAGTTTTCATTGAAACGTTTGAGGCACCAAGTATTTCAATGACAATCGGCAAATTTAAAATCGAAATGCCAATCGATTGGCATATACTTATTGGTCATAGAGATATAGGCGACTTAGAGTTTGTTCCATTGACTAGTATTAATGAACGTAGTTTTGACACCATCTTAACTAACCCATTGGGTGGTTTTACAATGGATTGGCAACCAATAAAAATTAATAATGTATTTGCTGATGTTAAATGGTTCTTCCCTAAACTAAAATATGGACACATTCTTGCTATACCTTTGGAGTATGGTGATAAACCAAAGTGTGCATATTTTGTGAAAGACCTTAATCGTATACCAGATGTATTAAGTAGTTATGATTTCTTTTAATACATTACATCGTGTATTACTAGTTAATTATCAACATACAAAAAGTGCAGTCTTATGGTGTGAAAAATCTTTGGAACCAAATGAGTGGAGTGTAGAATATTTTGATAATAATGACTGTTTTTACTTTACATCCAAACGGATTTGTAGTATGTTTATATTTGTAAACGGTGGCAAATATATTGCACCGCCAAGAGGAGTAGATAATGGCTGATAAACTTCCATTGAATGATGTTCTTAATGCTATAGATCGCCGTGATTATGATTGGTATTCGCGGTTATCAAGTGATGATAAGAAGCAATGGAGTAGTTGGCTATTTTTGCGTTATGCTAGTAGTGTTAAAGGTTCTGGTGCTGAGGAAGCAATACTTGCAACTAATGATTTTGTTAACAAATATTATACAGATTTGTATAAACACGATGAATTAATATGGAAGTTAATGTGTTTAACTGGTGCAGGAAAGAAGCAATATCATGAATGGATTAAGCCTCCCACTGCCATAAAAAAGAAAGATAAGGTAACTGAATTTTTATCTGATGCACTACCACATCTGAAGGCAGACGAAATTGAATTATATCGTGGTATAAATTCAGATGCAGATATAAAGCGTATGGCAATTGATATGGGAATTGATGACCAATCTATAGATGAAATATTTGGTAAGAAGAAGAGGAAAAAGAAATGAAGTGGTATACATTATCAAATGCAGCCAAGTATGGTATTAATGAAATTCAATATTTCAAAAACTCTGACGGAATAATGTTCAAAATTGATACTAATTGGAAGAACGGCAGCATGAGTGTAGCAATTGATGATACGGTTGATATCTCTGATATTGATACTACTGAAACTATCGAAACATATAGTGCATTCGAGGAAGCATATATAGATGCGGTATTTGATGGCACTGATGAATATGAATTCATTGATACTAAGACGCTAGAAGTAATTGCACAGACTGATGCACACTTGAAATTTATTGAGGGCTATGAAGATGATGGTGTAAACTTCCTATATGCCCAGGGGTATGATGATGAACTTGATCCCGAAGTATTCATCACTGGTGGGTTTACATTAGACGAGGGACCGTGCCCGTATGAGTTTTGAATGTCAATATTGTAAAAAGTCTTTTAAAAGAGAAAAGACTCTTTCAGTGCACCTATGTGAGCCTAAACGCAGATGGCTTAATAAGGATGCTAAATATGTTAGACTAGGGCACATGGCATATAATCAATTTTATAAGTTAACACAGGGTGTAAAAACTAAAGAAAAATCATATGAAGAATTTTCAAAATCTAATTACTACACTGCATTTACAAAGTTCGGCAGACATATTATAGATATTAATGCAATTGATCCAGAGAAATTTATTGACTTTGTTATTAATAATAGTGTACACTTAGATAAATGGTGCAGTGATGCAGTTTATGAAACTTATATCCGTGAGTTAAATAAAAAAGAAACTGCCGAACGTGCAATAGAGCGAGGCATATTATTAATGCAGCAATGGGGAAGAGAACATGATAGACCGTTTAATGTATTCTTTAGGGAGATTAGTAAGCCGCGTCTTATTCATTGGATCAAGTCAGGACGCATTAGCCCTTGGATTATTTTTAATTGCTATAGTTGTAGCGAAGCAATGGCAAATTTTAATGAACATGAATTGAATTTAATAAATGAATATTTAGAACCTACATTTTGGACAAACAAGTTTGCTATGCGACAAGATGATGTACAATTTGTAAATGAAGTATTAGAAAGAGCAGGATTATGAGTACTAAAAAAACATCAAGTAAACCTTATGAAAAGACATCAGTTGTATTTGAAGACCCTGATACCGGAGAACTGTGCATATACTTACCAGAAGATATGCTACAGCATCTTGGCTGGGATGAAGGAACTGAACTTGAATGGCGTGAAGATGCTGGTGGAGTATGGAGTTTACAAAAAGTAAAAGAAACGGAAACCGAAACATGAAACTAATTACATACGATTGGACGAAAGTTAATTCAGCAGTGCAAGACATTGCAATGGACATGTATAAAGACAACTGGCGACCAGATTACATTGTGGGTATAACACGCGGGGGATTAGTTCCAGCAGTAATTCTTTCTCACATGACTGAAATACCAATGCATACATTATGTGTACAATTAGCCGCTAATGGATTAGAAGAGAATACCGAAAGTAATTGTTGGATGGCAGAGGATGCATTTGGATATAAAGGTGACGGTTTAACACATGATAATCATAAGAAAAATATCCTAATTATCGATGACATAAATCGTGGTGGCGATGCGATGGAGTGGATTATGAAAGATTGGCAAGCAAGTTGTTTACCATCAGACGAAAGATGGGGGCATGTGTGGCACAATAATGTTAGGTTTGGCGCATTACTCAGTAGTCCTAATTCAATTGTAGATACTGATTATTGGAGTCAAGAATTTGCAGATGATGAAGAGAGTTGGGTGCAATTCCCTTGGGAGACATAATGTAATGCCAGGTCCTCAAAAATATCCAGCATCAGTCATTACAGACTGGGATACGGAAATTAAAAAACATATTCCAGAAGAAACAATAAATGAAAATGGTATCGATGATTTTGATGAATTTGTATTAACTCTTCAATCCGAAGATAATATTAATATTAATATTGATAGTATTACATATACTACACCAACTCTTACTTCTGGCACACAGAGTAACGGCACGATTGATGTTGGGTTAGACTTGTTTAGTTTCCATGACAATATGGAAACACATGAAGACCGAACTGAAAGGCGACTAGATTCCATAGAAAAAAGATTGTGTATACTTGAACCAAAGGCAGAAATGATTGAAAAATATGAAGTACTAAAAGATTTATATAATCAATATCGTGCTGCTGAGGCATTGTTATATGGAAATGATGCAGATGAAGATGAAGAGGATAAC